GCCTAAGAGAACTATTGATCGCGGACCAAAACAAGAACCTCGTTTTACTGACCTTGTTTAAATACTTGTATGAAACAGCAACTTTTAGATCATATTGAAAAGAATTTTTCAAACACATACGAACTACAACAAAAGTATCGTAGTCACCCAAGTTATAGTTTATTAACTATTGACAACCTTGTTCCAAACGAACTTGTAAAAGCAATGGCTAAAGAGTTGGAAGAAGTTCCACTTGAAGACTGTAAGCATTTTACAAGAGCAGGTTCATGTATGTATGAATATAATAACGTTGATAAGACGCCTGTACAAGATGCAGTTATACATGCATTACACAGTGGAAAGTTTATCAAATGGTTACAAGACGTTACTGACACAGTTGATCTAATACCTGATCCTCATCTTATAGGTGCAGGATATTGTAAGTCATTAACAGGTGATAGTTTAAAAGTACACAGCGATTTCAATTGGAATGAACAACTTAGATTACACCGCATGGTAAGTTTAGTAATCTATCTTAATGAAGATTGGGATCAAGATTGGGGTGGACAGTTACAGTTTTATGATAGAAAAAGAGAAACTGTACATAGCAAAGTTCCTGTAGGTGCAGGTAATGCCGTTATATGGAGTTATGATAACTTTGCATTTCACGGTTACCCTGAGCCAATGACAAACCCAGAAGGTACAAGTAGAAAAGCATTGCGTTTGTTCTATTATGTTAGTAACGCAGAGCATGACTCTAAACATCCTCCACACAGAAGTTTGTATTGGTTTGATGACAAAGAGAAAGTAGCATACGACAAACCATGGACCAAATAACATTAGATATACCAGAACTTAATTACAAAAAACTTCTTTATGATGATAAAGATAACGTAAGTGATCAAGGCAGAGCAACTGCATTTGAATCACAAAATAAAAAATATCATCTTGCAGGTTATACAAAAGACAACACACAGTACAAACAAGCATTTCCAGATAATGAAGATTTTATTAATTTTGGTAAGTCGTTATTTGACAGATGTACTGTCGCAGTAATGCAACAAGCACCAGGACAAGTATTACCAGAACACGTTGATACGTTTTATATGATATCAAAAAACTACGGAGTTGATCCTGACGAATGTTGTCGTATTAATATATTTTTAGAAGACTGGCAGAGTGGACATTATTTTGAAATAAACAATACACCTATCACTAAATGGAAACGTGGTGATGCAATTATTATTCAAAAAGATGAGCCGCATTTAAGTGCTAATAGCGGAATGAGACCTAAGTACACTATGCAAGTAACTGGAGTAAAGAATGAATTTAAGAGGCGCTAAACCTGTAACAGACAACAAAATTAAAAAGTTTATTACAGAATTAAATCCTGTAAATGATTTGTATAACGAAGAATTACCATCTACGTTTATTAAAACATTTATGGATTGGATTAGTGCAAGTGGTAATAATAAACTAATAGGACTTGATTTATTTCCAAGCCAAAAATTAGTTTGCGGTACTGTACAAGCCTTTGATCATTTTTATTTTAGACACAAAAACAAACGTTTTAGATTTCACAAAGGTGAATTTATGTATCACAGTGCATGTTTGAAACATGGGTGTGATTGGGAATACATCGAAGACGAACCACTTGAACACGACGATGTGTTAATCACAAGTGTACCTTTCAGCGACTATGGTAGACAGCATGTTGACCTTGAATATTACTTAGATATTTGTAATAGTTTAGAAATTCCTGTGCTACTTGACTTTGCATATTATCCTTGTACAAAGAATATTAACGTAGATTTAGCACAATGGAAATGCGTAGAAACTATTACGTTTAGTATTAGTAAAGCATTTTATGGCGCAGAATTTTTACGTGTAGGTGTACGTTGTGAACGTGTAGATACAGATGACGGCATTGATGTGTTTAATTCTGTAGAAATGAATAACAGAATTGACATAAGCATTGCAAATAGTTTAATACAAAACTTTCCAGTAGATTGGAACTGGCAACAGTATGCAACTGCTTACAATCAAGCAATAGAAGATAAGAACTTACTACCCACAGACTGCATTATGTTTGGCATCGGAGACGACAAATGGAAAGATTGGAACCGAGGCAGTGACGTCAATAGAGTGTGTATTAGCGAACTAATAGGCGAAATAGTCAATACCAGTTCTGGCACTTAATCTCATATCAGCCATTTAAATATGAATACTAACCAAGGAGATTAATATGACAGTAGTAAGCAGTCACAATGATTGGGATCCATTAGAAGAATGTTTTGTGGGTATCGCCGATCATGCAAGAATACCAACAGTAGATAAATCAACGCACAGTTTTGGATTTGCAGATTGCAAATATGAACACATCAAAGACTTAGAAGGACCAAGTCCTGAGTGGGTAATTGACGAAGCAAATGAGGACCTTGATGGCCTTGCCAAACTTTTAACTAACCTTGGAGTTAAAGTTAGACGTCCAGAGTCAATTGATCACAGCGTAGAATTTGGTTCTCCAGATTGGAAAACTACAGGTTGGTACACATACTGTCCACGAGATTTATTATTGCCACTTAACAATCTTATTATTGATTGTCCAGGTGCAATGAGAGCAAGACAATACGAAACAACAGCATACAGAGAATTTTTATATGAAGCAATGGCAGGCGGTTCACAATGGATTAGTGCGCCTCGTCCAAGACTGCTTGATGAAAGTTATCAACTTGAGGACCTAAGTATTCCTACACTTGTTAACAAAGAAATTGTATTTGATGCACCCAACGTAGTAAGACTTGGTAAGGATTTAATCTATCAAGTTAGCAACAGTGGTACACTATTAGGAGGACAGTGGTTAAAAACTATCCTTGAACCTTTAGGATATAAAATTCATCTTGCTGAAAAATTTTATAGTTATTCACACTTTGACAGTACAGTAATTCCATTACGTCCTGGACTTGTGTTGTTTAACGGAGATAGAATTAATCCTGACTGGTATCCACCTATCTTTAAAAACTGGGATAAGATTTTCTTCCCAGGTGATAAGGTGCATGACATCGGCACTAACTTGCCTAACAACGTTTCGCCATGCAGTAAATATATTGGTTTGAACTTTATGAGTGTTAATGAAAAACTTGTAATTTGTGATGAGAATCAAGAAGACCTGCGTAAAGAATTAGATAAATGGGGAATTGAAAGTATAGCATTACCTATGCGTCAAGCACGTACATTGAGTGGTGGCTTCCATTGTGTTACTTTAGATACGAAACGTAAAGGCACATTGGAAAGTTACTTTGAGTAAACGCGGTTATCATATACCAAATCTTGAATACATGATTACGACAAGTTGTGATCTGGCGTGTCCAGGTTGCGATAGGTTTATTGATCACAACTTACCTTTCGTAGAATCATTTGAAGACATTATTAAGAACATGGAAGCATGGGGTAAAAGACTTGACCCAGACCATGTTACTATCATTGGTGGTGAACCTTTGTTACACCCACGCATATACGATATACTAAAAGAAGCAAGACGCATATTTGATCATGCAGTTATAGAAGTTTATACTAACGGATTCTTATTACCTAAGCGTCCAGACATACTAAAGGTCCTTAAGAAAATAGGCAGAGCAAAAATTAGTTGTAGTTTACATAATAAAAATCCTAAGGTTAGAGAACTTATTGAAACTAATTTATGGAATGCTTTTTACAGCAAAGGCAACTGGAGTATGGTTAGTGATATTGCACACAAGCAAGATGATGTTGAAGTAGAAGTTACTGATCCTACAGAAGGTGGCTGGTATGATTATAGACAAACGATCAACGGCAAACTAAAGCCTTGGACTGACAAAGATCCTGAAGCAAGTTATAAAGCATGTGGTGTAAACATATATCCTATAATATACAAAGGACAGTTATACAAGTGTCCTCCTATTAGTATGGTGCGTACATACTTGAGCAAAGCAGGACAAATAGATGATGTTGATTGGAAACCATATGTAGATTACGAAGGACTTAACATTGATGTACAAGAAAGTGAACTTGAAGAATTTGTTAAAAACATTTTCAAACCACACAGCATTTGTGCAATGTGTCCTGCTAATCCAAAACTAAAACCACAAGACGAAGCAGTGGTTAAGAATGTAAAATTACTATGAAGAAAATACCTTTAATAACAATGGATAGTAATTCCAGAAGCCTTGGTACGTTTATCGAGAACTTCGAAGGTATTATTGAATTTGAAGGACATAATGATAAGGTACTTGAGAATCAAGATAAACTTGTAGTATTCTTTGAATATGTAGGAGACAATGATTACACATTTGAAACATTTACTAACTTTTTTAAAACGTATAAAATACCGACCTTTCTTGTTATCGATGACTCATACGAGGGGCTTACAGACGATGCATTTCTTGCGTTGGTAGAAAAAACTGTACAGGACAATCCTTATATTGTTGACTGGGTAATACTAACAAACAACAAACTTCTTAACACAAAGAACAAAATATATTTTAATGTACAATTACATCTTGATAGATATGACGGCATTGATATACGCAATCATCTTAACAAAGACTGGAATGGTAACAGTAACTTACGTAAGAAAAAGTTCTTGTGTTTGAATAGGCAAGAACGTATGCATAGACTACAAGTAACACATCATTTGTTAAAGAATGATATTGCTAAACATACATACCTAAGTTGTCCACTTGGTGCATACGAACATGTATTCAACGGCAATAGCACACAACAAGAACATAGAAAGTATCTTGACAAAAGTTTATTAGATACTAATTTGCCAAAAGAATTTGTAACATTATTACAAGACAACTTGCCTGTAGAGTTAGACTTGAACGAAGTTACATATAAATCAATGTCAAGAAGTTTGCCAAGTGCAGATGATTATTACAAAGAAAGTTATTTTAGTATTGTTACTGAAGGAGACTTTTGGGATAATAATAGACAAGCATTTACAGAAAAAGCATTGAAGTGTTTCTTGTATAAGCACCCGTTTATTGTTGTTGGTTTGAAAGGAACGTTAGCACTATTGCGTGAACTTGGCTTTATGACCTTTAGTCAAATTATAGATGAATCATATGACAACGAAGAAGATCCTTCAACAAGACTTGCAATGGCAATGGGTGAAGTTGATAAACTAAACAGTTATAATATACATGAACTACAAGACATGTACAACGAACTTACAACTATATTAGAATATAATAGAGAACATTATCTTAATTTGTTTCAACAAAAACAGCCTGTTGAATTATTACATAAGATTAATTCTTTTGTAAATGATTAATAATAAAATCTTTGTTAGGTAAGTTTAATTTTCGTGCATCACTAATAATACTATTCTTAGCATCAGCATCAAGGACATTGATATCTAAATCAAAAGGGAATGTTAGTACGTTAATGTACCAACGTGTGTTTGTAAATCTTGTACAGAAGTCATGTAAGTCTTTTAGACCCATATAGTTGTTTTTGTGTAGCACAGAATTAAATTCTAATGTGTACATATTGTCGTGAACCCAATCAATAAATTTAACAACGTCAGGCCATTTAGTTCCGCCACGTACACGTTCTCCAAGTTCACCTATGCCATCAATGCTTAAGATAAAAGTTACTTTCTTATAGTGCCTTAGTTCTTCAACAACTTCATCATTAGGTATAAACGTTCCGTTAGTGTTGTATATGATTTCAACATGACTTTTGTTTTTTATTTGACGTAGAAGTTTCAAATGCCTATTAGTAATTAACGGTTCGCCTCCAAGAAACAATATCTTTTCAAGCGAGTCTGGTACGTTTGTAACGTCATCAATCTCCATTAACTTGTGTTTAGGTGCTCCGTAAATTTCTTTTTCTTTTACAATCCAACTTGTACTAAACTCTGAATTACAACCATCACAAGTTAAATTACACAAGTTGTCAAACCCAATTTCAAGAAACTTTAGTTCAACTTTATCCATTGAATATTTTTCATTAAATTCTTCACGTAAACTTTTGTGCCCTATCTTTTCTTCATAGAAACACTTTTCACAGCCTTTAATAAATTCGCCTTTAGCACTTTGTTCACGTAGATCTTGATAGGCTGTACTATGTAATACGTTGTCAATGTCGCCATCAAATGTAGCAATAGAACGTTTGAATCTACAACAAGGATAGACTCTATTGCCACTTCTTATATTGGTGTGATTCCAAAATGCACTACATTTCATAATATGGTATCCAGTGTTTATCCAAGTCTTTCTTTATACATTTGGTTGCTAAATCTAATACAGATGTGTAATCAATTTTGGTCTTGTCTTCATTTCTAAATGGATCAAACACAAATCTATTATCTTTATTTACTATGTCAAACTCAGTATCATGCATGTTGATAAACATAGGTATACTGGCGTCTAAGACGCATTTTAAGGGCCCTACAGTACACAAAGCATAGTCTACACGGGCAACAGCATACTCTAATGATTCAGGGGTATACACGGGCATTTTAACCAGGTTTACACGTTCCAATAACCATTGTTCTATATGCTTGTCTAACACATCATCTCCTAAGGGTAACAATAATACATTGCTAAACTTATTTTGATTTGAGTTCTCGATTAGTGTTAGAACTTCTTCGTTTGTCATTTTTTGATTATTTCGAGATCAAAAGTAATAATATCCAAATTAGTTTTACTCAAGTTAGGTGTAGTACTAACATCTAAATATCCTGGAATAAAATACATCTCGCCTTCTGGCATTGGCAAATACGTTTGCCAACTATTGTATGCGTTTTTATTTTCAACTGGAATCTTACTGAAGTAATATTCACTTACAGGATTGTCAATTACAAGTCCGCCACTTTTTGGATCGCTGGTTACAAAGTACATACCTGAATAAAAACTATTTGTGTTTTTTGTTTTAGTTAAGCAACCACCTGGCAATACTGTTTGAATGTGTGCTCTGGTGATAGCAATATGCTGTCCTTGTTTAACTTCAAATTTTTCAGTAATAGACTTAACAAAACCCTTAACATCATCACTTTCGCTGATGTGTTTGAAGGCGTTATTAGTGTGAAAGTTATCCTTGCTTTGCCAAGTATTAATATGCTGTATATTAACATTGTTGGTTTGCTTTTGGTAGTCTTCAACAACTCTACCAAATAATTTTTTGATATCTTTGTGTTTTGAAAACGTAACTCTGCTGATACTATTAACAAATAAATTCAATGTGTCCATGTAATTACTTATTGAGCAACCAGGAATAAACAATGTTATCTGGCACTAAATTAAATACATTTATGAAGTATGTGTTAGTTACAGGTGGCTTTGATCCACTACACTCAGGTCATTTGGCGTACTTTAAAGCGGCAAAGAAACTTGGTGACAAACTGGTTGTTGGACTAAACAGTGATGAGTGGTTGACAGCAAAGAAGGGTCAACCTTTCATGCCATTTGCAGAACGCCTTGCTATCATACGTGAACTTGAATGTGTTGACAACGTATTAAGTTTTGATGACAGCGATGGTACAGCATGTGGGGCAATCTTCAAACTGATGGCTACTACTGTAGGAGAGTATGTATTTGCTAACGGTGGTGACAGGGTTGATGGTAACGTACCCGAGTATGATACGTATGGTGACAAAATAGAATTTGTATACGGAGTAGGTGGCACAGACAAGATAAATTCAAGTAGTTGGATTTTAGAGAATTACAAATACCCAAAGACGAAACGTAGTTGGGGTTGGTATAGAGTGCTTGATGAACAGCAAGGTTATAAGGTTAAAGAACTTGTAATAGAGCCTGGCAATAGTTTGTCAATGCAACGACATAAACATCGCAGTGAGAACTGGTATGTGTTGAAAGGTAAGTGTGTTATTGAAACAGAATGGGAAAGCAGATTAGAGTCAAGAGAATTAGATGCTAACCGTTCATACACAATAGATAAAAATGTTTGGCACAAAGGAATCAACAATACAGAAGAACACTGTCATATATTAGAAGTACAGTTTGGCGACAAGTGTATTGAAGAAGACATAGAAAGAAGGTAAAATGAAAATTTTTGTAGGTTACGATACAAGAGAAGATATTGCTTATCAAGTTTGTAAGCACAGCATTGAATCACAATGCCCAACAGCAGAAGTGATTCCGTTGAAACAAAACGAATTAAGAAATGATAAGTTGTATTGGAGAGGCGAGGATAAACTTGCAAGTACAGAATTTACGTTTACACGTTTTCTTATTCCACACTTAATGAATTACGAAGGCTGGGCATTGTTTATTGACAGCGACATTGTGTTTACAGAGAATGTAAAAAATTTATTTGATCTTGCAGACGACAAGTATGCTGTTATGTGTGCCCAACATGATTACACACCTAAGCCTGGAACAAAGATGGACGGACAAGTACAAACACAATATCCACGTAAGAACTGGTCAAGTGTTGTGTTATGGAACTGCGGACATCCAAGTAACCAAGCAGTAACAATTGACAGTGTAAACAATCCTAACTTCGATGGAAAATACTTTCACAGATTTAGTTGGCTCAAGGACGAGGAAGTAGGACAAATCAGTCACGAATGGAACTGGCTTGTTGATTGGTACCAAGAACCTGAAGACGGAACCCCAAAGGCACTGCACTATACAGAAGGCGGTCCTTGGTTTGAGAATTACAGACATTGTTCATACCACGGTGTTTGGAAAAAGTTTTTAACAGACATGATGTATACAAATGTATAAAAAATACCCCGAATGTTTTGTAGCAGATAGTAGTGATGCTATTTCTAAACTATTAACAAATTGTTTTGAAAAAACTATACCTACAAGTTTAAAAGAATTACAAAAAGATACAGATCATCCACATACTCCTGTTATAGTAAGAGGTCTTACTGAGCGTAAAGTTATGAAAGTGGCTACAGAACAAAACAGAACTTTCTATTATATTGACACTGGGTATATGGGCAACTTACAGAAACGCAAAGACTGGCATAGAGTTGTAAAGAATGATGTACAGCATTTTAGTCCAAGGTGGGACTTGCCAAAAGATAGATTTATTAGATTGCCAGGAGCAATTGACAAGTTAAGATTTAGAGGTTGGAAAAATCATAATGGTCCTATTCTTGTTGTAACGCCATCAGAAAAACCTTGTATGTATTATGGTATAACCAGAGATCAATGGTTAACTGAAACTATGGCAGAATTAAAAAAACATACAGACAGAGAAATTATTGTACGTGATAAAGTAGGAAGAGTATTACGTGTAGGTGATAATAGTGTGCCTGCTCAAATTGATCGTGAAAAAATTTATGCACTTGTAACTTACAATAGTATTGCGGCAACAGAAGCAATTAGTTCAGGAATACCTGCTATTGCTACAGCACCAGGCGCCGCTGATGCATTGTGTACAAAAAATATTTCAGACATTGAAAATCCATATAGACCAGATCCTGACAAAGTTGTTGCTTGGCAAAACTGGTTAGCATACTGTAATTTTAACACAAGGGAGTTAGAAGACGGAACGGCATTAGCAATTATAGAGGAGTACGGATTGTGTTAACAGTAGCATCATACATGAAAGTAATTCCGCCAGGAAATTCAAATCCGGAAAAGCCAGCACTGCTTAAAAATTTTATTGAAGGTGTAAATCTTATTGGTGACCGAGGACTAATTATTAACACATATCATCCTATGGACACAGACGTTGCAGTTATACAAGGCTTTGTTCATGCTAACAGTAAAAGCACACCACACTTAAAATTACGTAGACAAGTTTATGATAATCAATTAAGACGTGGCAAACGTTGTATTATTGTTGACAGTAATTTATTTCTTGCGTTTGATAAAAACAACAGCAAAACTTATTTGCGTTATAGTTACGATGGTATCTTTGCTAACACAGGTGAATATTGTAACGGTCCAGAGAATGTTGATAAACTGCGTTGGCAGAAAATGAAAAATGCATTAAACATTGATGTAAAACCTTGGCGTATACAAAATGAAGGACATATTTTAATTGCTTGTCAAAGAAATGGCGGTTGGAGTATGCAAGGACAAAATGTACTGCAATGGTTACGTGCAACTGTAGAAAAGATTAGACAAAACATTGACGCACCTATTGTTGTGCGTTTTCATCCAGGCGACAAACACAAAGATACATACGAGCCACAGATAAGAGATTTGAACGTTACTGTTAGTAGAACCAAAAGTATATTCGAAGACTTGAAAGGTGCAAGACTGTGTGTTGGACATAACAGTAGTCCAACAATCATTGCCGCTATTGAAGGTGTTCCTATCTTCTTAACAGATGCAGGACGTAGTCAAGCAAAAGATGTCGCTAATTATAATTTCAAAAATCTTGCAACACCAGATGAATTTGATAGAGGTCCATGGCTTGAAAAACTTGCACAATGTCACTGGACACTACAAGAACTAAAGGACGGTAGTTGTTGGAGACACATGAGGCAGTACACATGAAGGTACTTGCACTAACAACATTTCATCAAGCAGGATTAGAACAGTACGGTCAACGTATGATCGATACGTTTGCACAAAACGTAGACGAACAGATTGATCTAATTGTGTACACAGAAGATTGTACACCTACTAATCCTCAACCTACAAGAATACAGATTGTAGATGCTAAAGCAGTGTTACCAAAGTTAAATGCGTTTAAGGCAAAGTGGAAAGACGAACCTAAAGCAAACGGTATATGTCCACCAGAGATAAAAGCAAGACGTCCACGTGATTGGCACAAGAAGTTTAAGTGGGACGCTATTAGATTTGCAAACAAAGTGTATGCAGTGTATGACGCATGTACCAAAACGGAATACGATTTAGTAATATGGATTGACGGAGATACAGTTTGTCATAGTCCTATTACACAAGATAGACTTGTAAGTTTCTTTCCAGAGCAAAACTGGTTAGCATATTTAGGACGTGGTAGAAAATGGCCTGAGTGTGGATTTTATGCATTGTATATCAAACAACAAGGTGCTATTGATTTTCTTAAAGAGTTTGAACGTGTCTATGAAGATGCAGACAACGGCATTTTCAAAATGGAAGAATGGCATGACAGTTATGTATTTGATGAAGTGTTAAAGAAGATTAGATTACAACACCCTAACATCACAGACCTTAGTGGACATCTTGTTAAAGGTGAAGGACATCCTTTGATTAACACAGAACTTGGTGCATACTTTGATCATCTCAAAGGTGCTCGTAAAGAAGTAGGCAAAAGTAAACTTCAAGATTTATTTAGAAAGCGTCACGAAGAATACTGGAAAGATGCAAGGTGAAGTTTAGTCTGTTTACACACAATGGTGCATTAAATTCAAAGCCTGTCTTTGAAGCATTCGCACAAGGTGTAAGCACATTAGGACACGAAGTTACATATAACAACTTAGATGCAGACGTTGCCGTTATATGGAGTGTGTTATGGCATGGCAGAATGTCAGCAAACAAAAACGTTTGGGATCATTTTAAAAAACAAAATAAAAAAGTTATTGTACTTGAAGTAGGAGCATTGTTTAGAGGCACTACTTGGAAGGTTGGTATTGATGGTATAAACGGAGATGCTGTATTTCCAGATGGTAATAACAAAAGTGATCGTGCTGAACAGTTAGGACTAAAACTTAAACCTTGGAACACTGACGGCAGTAAGATTGTAATTTGTACTCAGCATGACAAGAGTCAACAATGGGAAGGCATGCCACCAATACAACAGTTCGTGTCTGACATGATACGAGGCGTTCAGATGTGGACGGACAGAGAAATAGTTGTTCGACCTCACCCACGTTGCAAAATTAAAATACCAGGCATAGAAGTACAAACACCAAAACAAATACCAGGCACCTATGATGATTTTGACTTACAGTTTGAAGATGTATATGCTTTAATAAATTGGTCAAGCAATCCTGCAACACAGGCAGTCATGAATGGTATTCCTGTATTCACGGGTCAAAGCAGTCTTGCATGGGACATGAGCATGAAAAGTTTGACCAACATTAACAATCCGTTAATGCCTGATAGAGAACAATGGCTTAACAATTTGGCATACACGGAATGGAGTGTGCCGGAAATATCTCAAGGAACCCCAATAAAACACTTGACTTCTTTACTATAATCCTGTATAATAAGTTTTATAGTATAGGAATCACAGATGAACCACGAATACAAAGTTGAAGATTTATTAGAAGCACTTGCAGGATTAACAGTCTTGCCGGGTAAGCATTGGAAAGATAAATGCTTTCAATTACATCCTGACAACTCAAAAGTCTTATCAAGCATTGCACGTCAGGTATTCAAAGGATCTGCATTAACCGAAAAGCAACACGAACTTGTTAAAAAGTTAATTCTTGAATATTACACAGAGCAGTTTGCTAATCAAAATATTGATGTTACCAAACACGTAGACAGTATTAGAGAACCTTACAGACAAGTAGACAAAAGTCATTGGGTTAAGTTTACACAAAAGAATAAATTAGATTATGTAAGCATAAGATTTCCTTTTAGTAATGATGTAATTGAACACGTACAAGATCTAAAAAAGGATAATGACGACACGTACTACTACGAAAAGCATACACATCACTTTGAAGCAAACGAACAAAACATTTACAAAGTATGCACTGTTGCATATAAATTTAAAGAAGATTTTGAAATTGATAAGGACGTACAAGAATACTATGACGAACTTGTACAGTTTGATATGAACAAGGATAATATTGTTCCAGGCATATATGAGAATCAATTTAAGAACATGAATGAAATATTAATTCAAAAGTTATCTGATAGATATCCTAATCCAGATGAGAATATGCTTGAACTTTGGGACAAGCGTTACTTGTATGGCTTACATCATTTTCCAGACTTTTCGTGTCCACAAGTTTCAACACTTACACACAAAATTTTAGAAAGAAAGAATAGTTCAGTTGTTGTTAATTCAAATGAATGGTCGTTGGATCATGTGCTTGAAAGCCTACACGAACTAAACAGGTTCCCTTGTATTGTATTGTTGGAGCCTGAATCAGCAACAGATCAATTAAGCATGTTATATCATGCAACTAAAGGTTTCTTACATAATCAAGATATATCCGTTATGTTTAGATTGGACAATAAGAACAATGGTGAATTTAACCAATTCGTCAGGGACAAGGCATTAAATAATAGTATAAGCAATTCAACAAGACTTGTTGTTGCTAATCGAAAGAAAATAACAAAACCTATTTTAAAGTCTGACTTTGATCCAGTAAGTGTACTTGTGCTTGGCAATTCAAGAGGATCTCACAATGTTGCAAGAGAATACGTAGAAAGATTTGATTTGAAAATATTTTGGACAGCAGAAGATAGCATTATCTCAAGATACACAAGGCACAAAGATAACACATACACGACAGGAATACAAGCCATATGAGCAGTTGCAGAATAGTAATACATGACGAAGTAAACTTTAAGGTTGAAAACTTATCTGTTGACGTTCGTAGAAAGATTGCAAACAAACTAAAGTTTCAAGTTCCGTATGCACGTTACTTGCCACAGTACAAACTTGGTAGATGGGACGGCACTGTAGGCTTCTTTGGTTTAGGTGGTAGTGGTTACATTAATCATCTTGATGTTGTGTTAAAGGTATTGAATGAGCAAGGTGTTGAAGTTGCAGAGATTGTAGACAACAGAGAAACACACAATTTAAAATTTAGTAAGATTGATGAAAACTATTTCGCGGCACGTAGTTGGCCTAAAGGACATCAACTTGAAGGACAGCCTATTGTATTACGTGACTATCAGGTAGAAACAATTAATAACTTCTTAGACAATCCACAAGCATTACAAGAAGTTGCAACTGGTGCAGGTAAGACAATCATTACTGCATGTCTATCACACATTACAGAGAAACTTGGTCGGACGTTGGTTATTGTTCCTAACAAATCACTTGTTACACAAACAGAAGAAGACTATGTTAACTGTGGACTTGATGTAGGTGTATACTTTGGTGATAGAAAAGAATTAGGTAGAACACATACTATTTGTACTTGGCAAAGTTTAAACATACTTGACAAACGTAACAAAGACGGACAAAGTGTTTTAAGTCTTGCAGAGTTTTTAGATGACGTGAAAACTATTATCATTGACGAAGTACACCAAGCAAAAGCAGATGTACTTAAGAAACTACTAACACAAAATTTAAAGAATGCACCTATACGTTGGGGACTAACAGGAACTATACCTAAGGAACAATTTGAGTTTCAAAGCATACTTGCAAGTTTAGGTCCTGTAATAGGAAACATCAGTGCAAAAGAATTACAAGACAAAGGTGTATTGAGTAAGTGTCATGTTAACATATTACAAATGATTGACACACAAGTACACAGAGATTATCAAAGTGAACTGAAGTATCTAACAACAAACGAAAGTCGTTTAGAATACATTGGTAAGTTAGTAAAATCTGTTTCACAATCAGGTAATACACTAATACTTGTTGATAGGATATCAGCAGGAGAAAAACTATTGGATCTCGTTCCAGATGCAGTGTTCGTCAAAGGCGATGTTAAACTTGCAGATAGAAAAGATGCATATGATGAAATTAAAGAAGGTACAAACAAAGTTATTATTGCAACATATGGAGTTGCGGCTGTTGGTATTAACATACCGCGTATCTTTAATTTAATTTTACTCGAGCCAGGCAAGAGTTTTGTCCGAGTAATTCAATCAATTGGCAGAGGCATAAGAAAGGCACAAGATAAGGACTTTGTACAGATATGGGACGTTACGTCTACATGCAAATATGCAAAGAGACATTTAACATCACGTAAAAAGTTTTACAAAGAAGCAGAATATCCATTCACTATTGAAAAAATAGATTGGCAAAAATAAAGGAAAAAAATGAATATATTAACGTTAGATAACAAAGCCTTTTCACTTAACAACCTGCCAGAACAGATTGAAGAAGATATTAGATTCAGTGTATTAGATAACAGCGATCCTCAAAATCCTGATTTCTTTTTTATACCTCTAATATTTTTAGAAAGTTTTAGTTCGCCGGCTATTGTTATGGAGATTAACGGCAAAGAGATTAGTATGCCACTTGATTGGCATATTGCAGTAGGAGATTCAGAAACAGGTAATGACTTAGAAATACTTCCGTTAACAAGTATTAACGACAGAGGTTTCGAAGCATTTATTTTTAATCCCCTAAAGAGTTACAAACCAGACTTTGGAGAATTAAAAGTTACAAACTTTTATAATGATGTAAAATGGCATGTACCTAAAACTAAGAATGGTCAATTATTAAGTGTGCCAATATCGGAAGGTAAGAATCCTATGTGTGCATTCTTTATTAAAGATGTTTCAAGACAAATTGAAACTATTGACTACGGAGAATTATTTTAAATGACTAAAACAGTTACTGACTCTTATGCAAGACAATTACAATTATTGCACAAGCAGAAAAGTTCTTTTGGTGATAGTGGACGTTACAAACACATCGATCAATGGTTAGCAAACAACCGATGTAGTAGTATTATTGATTACGGTTGTGGCAAAGGTCATGTGCTTGAAAACATATCAAAACGATATGCCCACATACGTTGCACTAATTACGATCCAGGTTATGCAAAGTTTTCTAAAAGACCAGATGCTCCTGCGGAGTTAGTTATATGTGCAGATGTTTTAGAACACATTGAACCAGACTTAATTGACAATGTGTTGAAAGATATTGAAAGTCTAACATTGAATACTGCATACTTGATCATTGATACAAAACCTGCAGGTAAGAATTTACCCGATGGACGTAACGCACACTTGATTGTTGAAAGTCAAGAATGGTGGACAAACAAAGTAGAAGCAGTTACTGACTTTAGGATAATGAATAACATGTTTTGGAAAGAGAGACGTGTAAGTATGGAATGTAGAAAGAAAAGAGATTCAGATCCTTTATTCAAGAAAGAGACATAATGGAACCTATTTTAATATCACCTCATTTAGTTTATAAGGTCAACTGTCCTGTTGACTTAACTGCTATTGCTGAACGTAGTGCAAAACTATTAGACACTATTATTGATCCAGGCGAAGTAGAACAAGATGGTGGTATTACAAGTACAGGTCATCTTGATGCTCCACACTTATGGGAAGAAACAAGACTATTGAACGGTTGGTTAAAAGGACAAGCAAACAAAGTTTTAGAAGCATGGGACTTGAACTACAACACATTTGGTGTAACAAAGAGTTGGGTCAATAGTCACTTTGAAGGTGCATGGACTGACACACACGATCACGGAAATAGTCATCTTGTGTGTAGTGTGTACATACAGCAACCAGAGAATGGTGGCAACTTAGAATTTGAAAATAAAGAAAGAACGTTGTTTGCAGGTTATCCACGTTTCGCTCAAAATCAATCAAAACTTCATAACTACTTTACAGAGGTTGAAGTCGAACAGGGCGATGTAGTGTTCTTTCCTGGTTGGTTGAGTCATAGGAGTCAACCTAACAAATCTACACAACGTAGAATTGTAATGGGTATGAATTGGCACTGTGAGTTAGAACGCCCACACCAAACAGACAACGACCATATAACGAGGCAAGATGTTTAGTATTTTTAATAAGCCAAGCACAATAACATTAGATTGTTTTACTGATCAGCGTGTTATCTATGATGCGTATGAGCCTGAACTTGCCAAGGACACAATGCCTGAATGGTGGAAGAAGATGGCATCAACACGTAAGTTTGATAGCATGACATATCAAGGCTTAGACAATGCTACACTAAAACGTTGTCCACACGTAAACGAATTATTAACAACAGGCGTTATGTTTCCTGCCTGGATGCAATTAAAAATTAAAACATTTGATCAACCTGATCAAGCAATGATACAAACGTATCCAGAAGGCAGTCCTGTTATACCACATGACCCACAAGACTATGCACACCACAAGCCAAACATGTTTCATGGCAAGGTAATGAGTCCGTGGCAGATAAGAGATACAAGCGGAACCAAATGGTTATGGACAAGTCCGCAATGGCATATGACTAATCCAATAGAGTATTGGACAGTTCCTGCTATATCAGAGTTCAAGTATCAACATGCAACTATTGTTAACTTGATGGTACCATTCAACAGTGAACTAACTATTGAGCCAGGTGATCCGTGGCTACACTTGGTACCACTAACAGAAAAACGGATCGAATTAAAAACACATTTGGTTTCATCAGAGGAACTAAACAAGATGAACAGTCTTATGATGGGCGTAGGAAGTTATGCACGTTTTATAAACCGAATGAAAAAGAAAGGAAAGTAATGCGATTATTAATTTTTATTTTAGTATTATTTGCGGCAGTGGCAGTTTACACAGACACAGGAGTAGACTTTGAGGATACAAAAACTATAGAGGAGTTAGGTAAGTGAGTCCAAGCAACGAAGAAAAACTAATGAGAGATATAGAATTGTTAAATGTAAAGGTTGACAAATTACAATTAACACTTGAAGCATTAGACAACAAACTAACTAAACATATAGGCTTCATTGATAAAACGTATGAAGGTTTACGTAATCCAATTGATGCCGCGAAAAGGTTTTTGAAAAGATGATAGTAAGCAAAGATAACATTTTTAATATTGAAAATCCGTTTCCAAGTTGGCTTGTACAATACATTGAGGATCAAACTAAAGATGTTAATTGGCAGTTTGTAAGTGTACCAGAAGAACACGAAGAAGGAGACAAATACAAGACTCCTGCACTATTCACTGATGTTATGTTTTGTACACAAAGTAATATACTTGATGACCACAAAGAACTTACAAAGTTATTGCACACTGCACTGACACGTGATATTATTCCTAACACAATACCAGATGCACAGATCAATACAGTAACACGTACAAGACTAAATGGTACTGTACAAAATGTTTACTATGGTCCGCACACTGATGTAAGCAACAACGAGCCTGGACTATGGACGTTTGTTTACTATGTTAATGATGCAGACGGTGATACAATATTTTTTGAAGAAGATGGTAAGACCGAATTAACAAGAACAAAATATAAAAGAGGAAATGGTGTACTGTTTCCTGCACACTATTGGCACACGATGGACTTGACTACTGTTCCGTTTCGTGTTACAATAGGTATGACATATTCAATAGAGACAAAACTAAATGGCTGATAAATTACCTTTAAAAGATATACTTGGTGCAATCGATATGAATGCAAAGGAAGTATGGGACGAACTTACTGATGAACAACGTAAGGCCGTTAGTTTCTTTTTGCTTAATAGATATTGCAGTGTAGTCAAAGGTAAACGTGAAGCACAAGAACTTGCAGTGTTTAAGACTAATGAATATTATAACAAGAATTATTTTACAGTTGCTAAACATCAAAAACTATTATGGCAACTGCTATGCATGACATCTAATGAAAACAAGTCTATTCAATATCATGAATGGATTGGTTACAAAAAGAAAAAAGGTGCAACAAACAAAACAGGCAAAGAACTTGAAAAGATATTTCCTAACATGAAAGCAGATGAAATACAGATGTTAGTTAATATGAATAAGAAAAAAGATATAGAAAAATTTATAGAGGAATTCAATGGCCATAATTAAAAAGAACGGAAGACTGTTTACATTTGGTTGTAGCCTAACAAGATATCATTGGCCAACATGGGCAGACATCTTAGGACAAAGTTATCAAGAATTTTACAACTGGGGTAACAGAGGCGCTGGTAATAGACAGATTATGGAACGCTTCAGTGAAGCATGTTTACGTCATGACTTTACTACTGAGGACACAGTTATTATACAATGGACTGACTATCACAGGTTTGATCATCACAAGTGGGATCCAGACTTGCCAGAGAGTTGGTATCCAGGTGGCAACATATTTGTAGACAATGCCGCTGATTCTGTTAAAGGCTTTGTAATGAATAAGTTATGGAGTGAACGTTCGTATATGATGCATACATTTAACTCTATACACGCCGCAATAGGTATTGCAAGAACAAGTTGTAAGGCAAGAATCATAATGATCTTTGGTACAGACATGAGAGAAGAAATAGTACAAGATCCGCAATGGGCACCGTACAAAAAGATCTTACAAAACAATTACTGGATTGAAAAGGATATGTACAACTGGATGGTGCAGATGCATGATAACCGTTTATCGTTCAAAGGTGCAAAGTTAGGTAACTTAGATGAAGAACCTACATTAGATTATCACCCAACGCCTATGATGTATTATGAATATTTGCAAAAACGTATATCACCAATGTTAGGTGTAGGTATTGATAAAGCGTTTGCACAAAAATATCAAAAAGTATTAGAGGAAGTAAATGACTACAAAGATATCGGAAAAGCAATTCTTGAAGCAGGTTACGATACAAATAAAAGATACGCAAGGGGTTACTAACGTGTCTGACAAAAAATTTGTATGTCCATACTGCGGTACATCATACTCAAGAGAAAAGACTCTTGCAGTTCATATGTGCGAAAAGAAAAGACGTGCATTGCAAAAGAATGAAAAGCATGTACAGTTAGGTTATTATGCTTTTACAAGATTCTATGTACTGTGTCAAAACATTAAGAAAGAAAAGACATATCAAGACTTCTGTGACAGTCAATACTATAATGCATTTGTAAAGTTTGGATCTTTTGTAAACAACGTCCGACCACTGTATCCAGAAAAGTATATTGACTATGTAGTAACAAGTGGAGTTAAACTTGATCACTGGTGTAGAGATGAACTGTATGAAAAGTATGCAATTGATATCCTAAAGAAGGAAGGGGTTGAAACAGCAGTAGAACGTTCAATCAAAACTATGATGGAATGGGCAGATGAACAAGAAGCACCATGGAATGATTATTTTAGATACGCAAGTCTTAACAGAGTAACACAACATTTACGTGATGGTAAGATTAGTGCATGGCTTGTATTAAATTGTGCAAGTGGCAAAGAGATGCTATCCAAATTCAACGATGAACAACTTGGGATTGTATATGCAGTAATGGATCCACAACATTGGGCAATACGATTCAAACGCAGTCCTGTTGATGTAGAATTGGTAAAAGAGATTGCCCAAAAGGCTAACTTGTGATTGACTTTAACCAATTAAACGTGTATAATATTAACTATGAATAACAACAATTATCAAGTAATCAGTAACCATATGGGACCTGATGGAGAAAGTATAGATAGACTTTACGGCAGTCCTGCAAGTGGAGGATCAATGAGATTGATCAACAGAGATTACACACAGTATAAAGGTGGTATTCATAAACGTGCAATCACTTTAAAAGACATTGACAAGACAAAGTTTAGAAGTCATGTGTATGTTACAGATGATGATAGATGGTTCAATAGAAGTGGTATGCCGATAAACAAACCAACTAACTTGGTGGGACAAAATGAAGACAAAAAAGAAAAAGAAGTCGAAAAAGAAATCGACCGTAGTATTGTCGAAGCGGGTGAATAAAAGAGAAATAGAAGGATACTACATACCCGGAGATGGTACAATACAAACATTGTACAAACCAAAATGGTAATACTGTACGGAATATTATTTCTATGTGCGTGTTACGTAATACCCGTATTCATGCTATGGTGCATGGACAAAGAAGAGCCAAAATAAAATGCCTGATATAGATATAGACTTTGCTGATAGAGATGTAGTGCTTGGTAAGATCAAGCATCGTGTCGCTAAACTTAACACAGGCAAGAAACACAACACTGGTGTATACACAACTGAGATTCCACACAATCCTGTGGACAACTTATCTACGATCGAACATAAGACAGCAGAAGATAGAGGTTACTTTAAATTAGACTTTCTAAATGTTTCGATATATAAAGATGTAAAAGATGAACAGCATCTTTTAGAACTCATGAAAAAGGAACCATTATGGGATTTACTCACCGCTCCAGAATTCAGCAACAAATTGTTTCACGTAGGAGAACACAGTTCTCTTCTAAAGAAGTTGAAGCCAACAAGCATACAACAGTTGGCGGCAACGTTAGCAATAATAAGACCAGCCAAGCGACATCTACAGGACAAGCCTTGGAAAGAGATACTACAAGAAGTATGGGTAAAACCTGAAGACGGTTCCTATTACTTTAAGAAGGCACATGCGATGGCTTATGCACAAGCAATCGTAGTCCACATGAATCTGCTCTGCGAACAGATCCAACAATAATTATTTAGGCTTTTTTACTAATTGTACTGAACGTCTTTTCACTCTTTTGAGTGTAAGGTTCTTTAAGTTCACTGTAGGTCCGTGAACAATTTTTACGTCTTTGCTGTTCATGTTAACTAAACAGTATCTAAACTTGTCCATCTCTTTGCGTAAAAAGATGTTGATAGGTATCATGCGGTTGCTTTCCCACCACCATGTTTCACCCATCTCTAAGAACAAGTCTCTGTGCCTATCTGTTTGTAACTCTGAGTAAACGTACATGCTTGTAATAAAATTATCCTGATTACAGACTATACCAACGTACTCATTGCCACCATAGGTAACAACACTTAAAAACGGAAATTTATCTTCTATATCTTTTCTTAACATCATTCTCTAATAAATAGTATTATGCAACTTATACCCAGATATTTAGTCAATGCCAAAACCAATCTCGTAGCAAATGTGACTACGGGCACAACAACGGAGTTAAGACAAGTGTACCAGAAAAACTTAAAAATTTTTAAAGGTATCGACAACAAGTTGACCTTTGAAATAAAAAATAATGACAGTAAGCCTATAAGCATACTTAATACTTATACGCCACACTTTACAGCGTTCGATCATGCTAAAACACAAGTGCTTACTAAAACAGGAACAATAAAAGAAACATCAACGCCTAACTATAAAGGTCAGTTTGAAGTTAATATTACTGCAAACGACTTACTAAACTTAGACGATCAGTTACTAACTTATACAATTTACTTGACTAAGGATAGTGACAACAGTGAAGTAATCACTTATGCTAACAGCCACTTTGAGATGATTGGTACCATCGAGTTGCACGGCGAAGCATTCCCTGGTCCGAAAGAAGCATACTCCGTTACGTCTTTCACAGAAGTTCAAAACTCTGACCCAGTTGAATACAACAGTGAATCAGTACCTGGTGAAGCGGCACTGAACGGCAATGATGCTTTGCACACTGCGGCGATATACTCAACTGACTTTACAGGTACAGTAACTATCCAAGGTAGTTTGGAAAATCAAAATCCAAGTAATTGGGTAGACATTACATCTGTAAGTTTAACTAATCCAACTGAACCTACTCCAGTTAATTTTAATGGTGTGTTTTCATATTTGAGAACCAAATATACAACAACAAATTCTGGAACAATTGATAAAGTATTAGTCCGAAATTAGTTGACTTTTCGCTCATAATATACTATAATAGTATTATGAGCATTGTATTCGAAACACTACAGTTACATCTACCGTCTAAGAAGAAAACTACTCCAAGTGGTTGGACTTCTTTCAATGCACCCTGTTGTGTACACAATGGAACCAATGCTGACAAAAGACAACGTGGCGGACTAATCAATAACGGTGAAGGTGGTATAAGTTATCATTGTTTCAACTGTGGCTTCAAAGCAAGTTGGGTTCCAGGCAGACAGTTAAGTTATAAAATGCGTAAACTGTTTCAATGGTTGAACACACCCGATGACGTAATTACTAAACTTGCTCTACAGTGTTTACAAATTGCAGAAGTAGGCATGAGTGACATAGAAGTAAAACTGCCTAAGTTTGATAAGAAAGAATTACCCAAAGACAGTAAGCCTATCGGCAAAGACACACCCATAGAAGTTATACAGTATCTACAATCAAGAAACTTATACTTGGAAGATTATAACTTTCATTGGTCACCAGAATTAAAAGACAGAATCATTGTTCCGTTCTATCACAAAAAAGAAATAGTAGGATACACTGCACGTAAGATCAAAGATGGTAATCCAAAATATCTAAGTGATCAACAACCTGGATATGTATTCAATCTTGATGCACAAGATTATAATCGTGTACATACTATAGTTGTAGAAGGTCCTTTTGATGCTATTGCAGTAGAAGGCTGTGCATTGCTTGGTAGCGAAGTCAAAGATCAACAGGCCATGCTCCTTAATAGTTTAAATACAAATAAGATAGTTGTGCCAGACAGAGATGAGGCAGGTGCTAAACTTGTAGAACAAGCAATCGAACTTGGTTGGAGTATTAGTATGCCGGAATGGGGCGACAACATCAATGACGTCAATGACGCTATAAAAGCATATGGTAAAATTTATACACTGTATTCAATTGTATCATCAAGTGAAAAGAATGAATTAAAAATTAAACTACGGAGTAAAAAATGGTTTGGTTAAAAAAGGTATGGGGTAAGATCACAAAGCCTTATTGTGATTGGAAAGAGAAACGCAGAATGAAGAAGCGTATCGAAGAACTTAAAAAAAGGGATCCGTTTATCTACAAGTAAAATGATTATGACAGAGTTAACTAAAGGCATTGTGAATGTTGTAAAAGATACCTTGGACGAAAGTTTATTACTCGCCATTATATTTTTTATTGGACATATTATAATAGCAATGATTGTTGTAAGTGCTATCACAGGTGCAAGTATCTGGGAAGCAGGAGCAGTTGCAATAATAGAACCAGCAATTAATTCTGTATGGTTTTACATACTACACAAGATTTGGAAACGTTACCGCGGAGGTAAAAAATGATAATTTGGGGAATGGTAGGTAACAGTCATGATGCATCATTGGCTGTGTTCAAAAAGGAAGATGACAAGTTAGAATTGTTGTGGGCGGCACTGAGTAAGGACTTCAGTAACGTTGATAACGATCCGCACTTCAATCATACTATTATTGAAGTTGCAAGAAAGAACTTCGGTGAACCACATCACGTTGTTTGGTATGAACGTCCTATGTTAAAAAGCATTAGACAGTTGTGGGCAGGTCAAGGTTGGTTGTTTGACGAAAACAATATTAAAAAATATTTAAAGCAGTGGAACGTTAATGTTCCTATATACACTGTATCACATCACGAATCACATGCGGCATATGGTTATTACACCAGTGGTTGGAATCACGGTAACATAATTTGTATAGACAGCATTGGAGAGTTTGAAACACTAACAATGTGGAAAGGTGAGTCAGATTCACTAACAAAGATTAACAGTCAAAGTTATCCTAACAGTTTAGGACTTTGGTACAGTGCAATGACACAACGTTTAGGTTATGAACCTAACAAACAAGAAGCAGTAGTTTGTACACTTGCAAAGTCAGGTAGTCCATACAAGTATAAACAACGGTTATACGATGACTTCTTTGATGTATCGTTTGATCCATTATGTAATATCAAGTTCAAGGAGAACTGCCATAGAGGATTAAATTGGTGGGCACCAGAGATTAAGGATATTGATAACCTTGCGGCGGCTGTACAACATGTATTTGAAGAACTATGTCTTAACCTTACATCGAGCATACAGTTTAATAATCCAAGTTTCAATCTTGCTGTAACAGGAGGTTGTGCTTTGAATCGAGACGCAATGAACAAGGTTAGAAAGAACTGGAAAGGTTTTTGGATTCCACCCAATCCAGGTGATCCAGGATCATGTATTGGTGCTGTATTGGCTTTGGAGAAAAAACATATTGACTTTAATGAAGAAGTATGGTATAATAGTAGAACTAAAAAAGGATTATCTTGATGAATAAAGAGTATGGTTATGATGTGCAGAAAGTATATCTGCAAATGATGTTGAGCGATGCACAATCTTTTGTGCGTTGTCAAACTATCTTTGATCATACTTTATTCGATCGCAAATTACAACCAGCGGCAGAGTTTATGAACAACTATGTTGCAGAACACAATGCATTGCCTACAGAAGAAATGGTTAATGCAAGTTGTCAAACTGATCTTAAGATTCCAGAAGGACTACGTGAAGAACACTATGATTGGTTATTGCAAGAGTTTGAAACGTTTACAAGACACAAAGGACTTGAACGTGCAATACTTGAAAGTGCAGAACTACTTGAAAAAGGTGAGTATGGTCCTGTAGAAGACAAGGTCAAGAACGCAATCCAGGTAGGACTACAAAAGGACTTAGGTATTGATTACTTTGATAATCCTAAAGCAAGACTGCTTGGACTAAAAGATAACAATGGACAAGTAAGCACAGGTTGGAACACACTTGATAGAAAACTGTTTGGCGGATTCAATAGAGGAGAACTAAACATCTTTGCAGGTGGATCAGGAGCAGGTAAGAGTTTGTTCTTGGCAAACTTGGGTGTGAACTGGGCATTGAATGGAATGAATGTTTGTTATCTAACTTTTGAATTGAGTGAGGCATTGGTAGCAATGCGTGTTGATAGTATGTTCACAGACATTCCAACTAAAGAAATATTTAAGGATCTTGATGGCGTTGAGATGAAGGTTAAACTAATTGGTAAGAAGGCTGGAGCATTCCAAGTCAAGTATATGCCAAGTGGTAAGAACGCAAACGACATTAGAAGTTATTTGAAAGAGTATGAGATTAAAACAGGACGTAAGATTGATGTACTGTTGGTTGACTACTTAGACTTGATGATGCCTATGAGTAGAAAGGTATCGCCAAGTGATTTGTTTATTAAAGATAAATTTGTATCTGAAGAACTACGTAACCTTGCAATGGAATTAGGTTGTGTGTTTGTAACTGCGGCACAGTTGAATAGAGGTGCGGTAGAAGAAATAGAATTTGATCATTCGCACATCAGTGGTGGACTATCTAAGATACAAACAGCAGATAACGTGATTGGTATCTTTACAAGTAGAGCAATGCGTGAACGTGGTAGATATCAGATACAACTTATGAAAACAAGAAGCAGTAGTGGTGTTGGTGCAAAGATAGATTTAGAATTTGACATTGATAGTTTGCGTATTAGAGATCTTGAAGAAGATGATGACACATCAAACTATTCAAGCAGTACAGGTAGTTCGGTACTAAAAGGTTTACAAAGAACAACTGATACATCAGAACCACCAGAGCCCGATGCAGGTGATCCTGTCAAAAAGATAAGAGCAGATACTGACAGTACCAAACTAAGACAGTTCATTGGAAACCTTGGCAATGATTAAGATAGTAGACGATGTATTTCCCGAATGGCTACTAACCACAATCCAACAGAGCATATCAAATTGTAAGCAGTGGGAGTATGGCAGGGTAAAGAGTGCATACGAAGATGAGTACGAAAACTATTACAACTGTGTGCTTTGGCACAAGAACTATCCTGAAATGGAAGATCCACTAAAAGGTTTATCAAACGTAATGGCAAGTTGTTTTGCACTTGAACTATTACCCAACGGACCAAAACAACTTGAGGTACTAAGACTAAATGGTACGACACCATCAAGTAAACAATACCCACATCGAGATTGCGATATGATCGCAGATGACACAGAACGATTGAAGAGTATTGTATGGTGGCCCTTTGGCAGTGACGGAGACCTCCGTTTCTGGGAACAGCAAGTTGACATAGTCAATCCTTCACAGGTCGTGGAGTACAAACCCAATCGTGCTGTGATATTTGATTCAAGCATTCCGCATGCCGGCAATCCACCCTCTGATTGGCCCATGCGTGTTAGCATCAACAGTGTTTGGAAATTAACCTAAAAACAAAAATATTAAACATCGTGGGTAAAAATGCCACCCTGCGACAGACGTCTTAAATGCACGAAAATCACCCCTAAATGGCTCTTATTTGTCGACTTAACAGGTTTCGCATACATTTGTACTCTTTTAGTGTTTTTACACGAGCAACGGTGTTTTAACCGCTTTTAACACCCCTATTAAGTACGCATATAAATATGTTTATGCAAGACTTTATTAAAACATGGGACAACGAATTGGATACGGAATACTGTCAATCTGTGATTGATTATTACAATCAACAACAGGGTACACGTATACTGAATCGCCAAACTGCAAATGAACAAGCACCAAAATTAAACAAGGACGGTGCTATGCTCTATGACGAAGGGGAGACTGGTACTTTTGCCCTCAGCATGAATAAACTACTCAAACCTTATTATGATTGCATACACAGATGTGTAGATGATTATGTCAGCGAGTTTGGTATATTTGAAAATGTCAATCCCATACAGTTGAGTCACAGCATTAAAATACAGCATACTCGTCCCAGTGAAGGTTATCACATATGGCACTGTGAACATGCGAGTAGGGACACAGGACAGCGTGCCATACTTGCAATGGTTTACTTAAACACCGTTGAACAAGGAGGTGAAACTGAATTTTTATATCAGAGCCGTAGGATTGATGCCCGAGCTGGGCGAGTCATGTTTTGTCCCGCAGGATATACACATACCCACAGAGGTAACCCACCATTGACCGGCGACAAGTATTGTATCACTACTTGGCTCGAATTTACTCACTAAATACAGTATGCACCGTTTTGTTATAATGAGGAATGGCGAACTCGAGACATACACACAATGGGAAGATATCCCACAAGTGTTTGAACACGTGATCGAATTTGCACCCACTATGCCAGAACCACCGCACACTGAACAACAACATCAAGAGATGGGTCAGTGGAACACAAGATTACAAGAACTTGTAAAGAGGGAGAGAGATTATGCCAGCAGTAACAAGAATAGGTGACGCCGACGTCGATCACTGTAGTGGAATGACAAGAGCAGTAGGCTCTCCGAATGTATTTGCCAACAACATACCTGTGTCAAGACAGGGCGATGACAACACTGGTCATCTGTTACCGGGTGTGCCATGTCCAAGTCACTCAGCACCAATTGAAGTGGGCAGTCCCACAGTTATCACCAACAATGTAGGAACGGGAAGAGTAGGAGATGCTATCGCAGGCTGTACGAGTGTAGCCGCGGGTAGTCCAAATGTTTTTGCTGGTCCTTAATAAACACTAACTGATAGTGCGCCAAGGCGTTGGTCTGCTGGCTCCAGTTTCCCACACAAGTTCTCCTGTTGAGATAACAGTACCAGTCATGAATCCTTTACCTCCGTTACTACCTATGTAACGACAAGGCTTAACTGGCTCGCCCTTGTAGGTCTTTTGTATGTGTATACTCTGGACACCACGTTGTTTTATTCCTGCCATAATACTTCCTTTTTTAAGAAGTATTTATGATATGTTGTATGCAGTTGAGCTTCTTACATATGACCTCACTGTTTTAAAAGGGTCTTTGTTACTTCATTAAGACGTGCTCTCGAACACTGTTTACAGTTGTATTTAAATGGTCAACGGTGTAGATCGTGTATAATGGTGTGTTTATAGGTGATTTGTAGTAAACTAT